TAGCAATTATCGATTATGATTGCGATTATCTTCTCAAACCTACTGTAAATATAGCATTATAGGGTGCATGGTAAAAAAAATCTTCTAATTATACTAATTATTTACTAATTACAATGCCTTAAATGCATACCAAAATAAAAATCGAATAGAATATTAAGACATATAAATAAGTCCCATGCACTTGTATTTTACAGGTATGTGGGGCTTATTTTAGTGCCTTAAAATGTGTAGATGATAAAATACTCATATAAAGCATAAAAAGTCAAATTTGAGCCATATACACATTTTAAAGCCGTATATAGAAGGCTAATTTGAAATGGTGATTTCATGGTATTAATTAAAGGAGGACAAATGAAACAGAAGATTATTAAACCAGGAGTTGTAAGAAGAATTGCTGAGAAGATTGCAGATGAAGGAATAAACATACCAAAGGAAACAGTTGATATATGTTTGACAGCCTTCTTAGACACTGTAGCAGATATTTTGTCTGAAGGTGATTCGGTTGTATTGAAAGGATATATGAACATATATCCAAAACAGTATAAGGCTAAAGAAGTTAAAAATGTTGCGGATCAGTCAAGGGTTTATATTCCAGCACATTATAAAGCAAGAATTAAGACAGGTACTAAGTTAAATGTAGCTTGCAAGGATTTGAAAGGGGAAAAGTAATGGAACGAATAACTAGAGACAAACTTGTAAAGAAAGTTGCAGATAATTTGCAAGATAAGAGTATTAATTTTAGTATTCCTTATCATGGTAAATATAAGAAAAAATATTCACAGCAGATAATTGAAACAGTATTAACAGAACTGTTAAATACAACAATAGCAGAACTTGAAAAGGGGAATGCAGTTGTAATAAGAGAGTATTTTTCAATTAAGCCAGTATGGAGAGATACTAAAAATGCTAGGAATGTTGCTACAGGAGAGAAGGTTGTTATTCCTGCAAGGTATCAGTTAAAGGTAAAAGCAGCAAGGTTTTTGAAAGAGGCTTGTGAGCGTTTTAATAATAAGATTTTAAGTAAAGAAAAATAATCGGCAGACATACACTGATTCAAAATAAATGTATGGATATTTCCTAACAGGCAGGAAGTAAAATAAAGACTGTATCAGAGTTCAAGAATATCTATAGTGCAATTCAGCACACTTTCCAATATGAAAAATTGAATATTAGGTCTGCTGCCAGATGGTAGCTTATTAAGGTGTGTTTTGGTTATGTGCTTTCTTGACCTCTGATTTATTAATAAGGAGGATTATGATTAATGATAATAAAGAGACAAAAATATGTAAGAGGTGTGGGAGAGAACTGCCATTAGATAAATATGCTATTAGTAATGGATACATGAGAAATATCTGTATAGATTGTAATAACAAATATCACAGGGAGTATCGTCATGCCAAAAGAATGCAAGCTAATATAGAAATGTATAATACAGATATTTCTATGCAAATACAGCGTAAATATAAACATATCAATCCATCAAGAATATTAACTAAGATGGTATCAGGAATAAATTATATGGCTAGAGGTGAAAAGTTTGTCAGTTTATTAGACTATAAGAGTGCGTGGGTATCATCTTATGGAAGAATTATTATAAAGGATAATGATGGATATAAGCTGTTAAAGGGATCATATTCAAGAAAAGATAAAGAATTATATTATATTCTTGACAAGAATGTGTATTTCAGGACTAAGAAAAAATGGGGATATAAGAAAGTAAAGGTAAAAGCTAGTGACCTTGTTATTCAGACATTTATTGTTAATTATGATATGCAGAATAATACTATGGTATGGCATACTGGTAATAATATAAAAGATAACTATTATAAGCATTTATATCCAGTAACTGAATTACAGTATGAGGCTATAAAGAAAATGTATGATAACACAGGGACAGTATCAGAAGAACAAATAATGTGTATAGTCAATTCTGTGGAGTATAAATATAAAGGTTGGAATCCACAGTGCTTTAAAAGAACTTATGAGGGTAAAGGATATCTTGGTACAAATAATGTGGATTGTAAATCGCCAGAATTTTATAGATGGACGAATATGGTACAAAGATGTTATAACAAGAAAATTCACAAATGTAAACCATATTACAAAGATAAGAGTGTATGTGAAGAGTGGCTGAATTTTGCTAACTTTAGAATATGGTATAGGGAACACATTATAGAAGGTGCAAAGGTTGACTTAGATAAGGATATATTGTGTCAGGGAAACAAAGTATATAGTCCTGAAACATGTGTTTTTGTGGAACATTATATAAATACTGTGTTTGAAGATAGGAGTACTAAAAGAAGGATAGTTGAGAATAAGGAAAAACAGTATGAAACATACATGACAGTTCTTAATAAAAATATATCATTTGGTACATTTAATACTAAAGAAGAAGCTGAAAAGGGTTATGTTACAGGTAAGAAAAATTACATATTGAAACTGGCTGATAGTTGTAAGGGTAAGGTGCAGGATTGCTTATACAATGCTATGGTAAATTGGAATGTAGAAGTGAGAAATTAAAGTAATGGGACATATTGAGTGCAAACTTGATGTGTCCTATTTTTTTACGATTTTTGTGGGTATATAACATTGTGTTAGGTACTTAAATTGCTATCGTTTAAATGTACCCCCCTCCCTTTAGCATAGAGTGGTGGATAAAAAAGAAGTTGCTAGTTCCGACATACTAGCAACAACCTTTGTTTATATCTGCATTATGAAAAAAGAAATAAATCAACATAATATATATTATATTATTAAATAAATAAATGCAATAGTAATATGAAAATCGTTATCGTATAGCATATCGTATTATATAAAGAATGGGAGTATAAGTCCGAAAAATAGGGGATATAAATTGAGCGACAATAACAAATCAAGGTAGAATTGGCGATATTTTAGAAAGTAATATAGTATCGGAGTAAGAAGTGATAGTTATATGTTATATGGGAATATATTATGATTATTGCTAATACATGAGAAATAATGAGATTTGCCAGTAAAATAGGGCATAATAAGAGATTTTTATAAAAATAATGTTATCGTGATATAAGAACTAATATATGTATATATCATATCTGCTGCCAGTTTATAATGTTTGGTCTGAATCTGATGGAACATATCTAACAATATCACATACATCACATTGAAGAATCCTACATAAATCATTAAGAGTTCTGGTTGATACATCCATATTGTGTTTTAGTCTATGCAGAGTGCTATGTGACATATGATGCTTGCTAGTTAATGTATACCAGTTTTCACTTGATTGTTCCAGTGTATTCCAGAAAGGGGAGTAATCAATCATCATAGCACCTCCATTTCATATATTTTATGAAATAAGTGTAATGTGTATTCTTTGACTTGAATATCTTCGTAAGAACGAATATAATATAAACAGATATTTTACTAGTCGAGTAAAGAAAGAGAGGTACAGAAGAATGGCAATGATTAAGTGTCCAGAATGTGGACAAGAAATTTCAGACAAAGCAAAAAAATGTATACATTGTGGAAAGATATTTGTGGAGGATACAAAAGAAAACATATGTATGGAGTGTGGCAAAATTATTCCAGAAGATAGTGATTTGTGTCCATACTGCGGTTGCCCTGTTGAAAAAACAGCATCTCAAAAAGTAGAGGTTACTGGTATAAAAGTGAGCAAGAAAAGTAAAAAAATGTTCGCTATTATAGGAGTTGTAGCGTTAGTTGTATGTATTATTGCAATTTGTGGAGGACTGTATTTTAAAAAAGTATCTGAACAGAAAAAAATAGATGAATATAACACTTATATAGATAATGTTAATTCGGCTTGTGATAATATGTTATCAAGTGCTGCTACAGGCGAAACTATATGCAACTTAACAAGGTCAGTTTGGTACAATGCTATATATAAAAAAGATGATAGTACAACAAATAAATATACTAAAACACCTACAACTAAATACAAGGGAACTCAGTATTATGCGTTTGTTGATGATTTCAATGAAGCACTTCAAAATCTATTTAAAGATGAAGATATCCAGAAGAAGATAAGTTCGATAGAAAGTAGTCAGGACTCAATAAATGAAATGATGAAAAAGTTACAGAATCCAACTGATGATTTAAAAGACTGCCACGATGCCATATTTGAATTAAATGAAGTATATAATAGTTTAGTTTCTTTGGCTACAGATCCAAGTGGAAATTATACATCATACTCATCAAGTGTAAATACTACAATTAATGATTTTAAAAATAAATATACAAATATTAAGAATAAAATTCCAGAAAAAAAGTAAATTGAAGAGGAGAAACATGGCATTAATAAAATGTATTGAATGTGGAAACGAAATTAGCAATAAAGCAGAGGTGTGTCCTAATTGTGGCTGTCCAGTAAGTGAAACCGTTAAGGAAAAAAATAATAAAAAAAAGAAAATGTTAATAATGATTCTTATTCCTATAATAAGCATTATAATGATATGTTGTTTGGTTATAGGAGCATCGTTAATAATAAAGAGATATAACACTAAAACAGGTTATTATAATAATTTGAAATGGGGTATTACTTCAGAACGACTAGAAAAGAAATTAAAAGATGTAGAAAAAGGCTCGAAGGATAATTGTTACATACAGACACAATCTGATTATGAAGGAATAACTGGTTTGTCTGCTGCTATATTTTATTATTGGGATGACAATAATAAATTCAATCAGGTAGCTATATTATTGACATATAAAGGCACGGAGCTTTCTAATAAAGTAATGCTTGAAAAATATGTGAGTCAATATGATGATAGATATGGAGAACATGAATGTTCAAATTCATATACATATGAATGGGAGACAAGTAAAACTAAGATAGAATTAATTAATGTAACTGGTAATGTAGTTTCAGTTAAAATATATGATAAAAACAATCCAAAAGAAGATGATAAATAAGCCTAATAATTCATAAAACACATATAGGTATGCAGGTATAAGTGCTTGCATACCTTTTTTATACCTCCACCTACATACAAGGTACTTAAATTCCAAAGGTTTAAGAGTACCCCACTATGGTATATATGCTTGCTTAAATCAACGATTTTGAGGTCAATTTGGCTTTGCTGTTCTGTAGGTGAACAAGTTTGCCTATGATGGATTTTGAAGCGGATTTGAGTTGATTTTTATTGATTTATTCAAAGGATATAGGGTATGTTCTCCGTGGAAAACTGGGGATATCGTAGGGCAAAATTTTTCAAGTCGCTGTATGGAAGAACCAACTATAGGACTATACAGAAAAACAATATCATTTTTTCGTTTTTGATACCCCCGACATAGTTCGATAGTGATATAGTCGATATTTCGTGTGAATAGAACTACTATAGCCATTCAGAGCATAACGGCATGATTTAACGATGTAAACATACCCTATAGACCAGGACAGTACACAACAACAGAATATTACATAAAAATAAAGGGTATAACCGTTTGTGGTTATACCCTTTATTAATATGTATCTGATATATTATCTAATGACTTCTAAACAACTGCCATCATCTAAAAAAATGAAAGTCCCTTCAATTCCTAAGTCACACCCAAAAGCTTCATAGTCAAAATACCTTGCTACTGTATCAGGTACATTGTTCAAATACCCACATTCTTCTACAACCTGATAAGCAATATCTGTCATACTGTCACAATCTGAATAAATTCTATAATCGCCACTGTTTACCTTGTCTATAGCTTCATTTAATGCATAGCCACATTCTGACATTAAAGCCTTTACAATCTTGCTTTCTTCTTCGTCCAGTTCTTCAATCCGTTCTGCTATGCCGTTCAGTGTGTCGATATTCTCATACTCTCCGACTTCGTAAAAGTCACATTCATAGTCAGTTATAAAATATTCTTCATATTCTTCATTAATCCCGATTCTTTCAAATACCTTTTGAAGTTCTTCATTGCTCACTGGTAATTCTACCCACTCACCAATTAACTGACCTTCGTTGTATTTCCCCAAGTTTGTTAAATAAATATTCATCATAATAATGACCTCCTTAAAAATTAATAATGTTTTGTTGTTAATACTATAATACACGATAAAGTGTACTTTATTCAAGAGTAAAAGTACACGAATAAATGGATATAAATTGTGCAAGTTAACGAATAAGTGTATAAAGTGTACAAAAGAAGAGTAAACTAAATCGTGTATTATTATGAAAATTGTCAATAGACATAGTACACGGATAAATGTACAATACAGTTACAAGGTAAGCAATTACCACAACAAAACATTTTCATTAATAAGGAGGTAGTCGTTATGTGTACGATTAACAACAAAGCAGAACTTGAAAGAAAGATTGAAGAGTTAAGAAAGTATAAGGCTATGGCAGAAGAAGCCACTAGCATTGAAAAAGCCTTAGAGCATGAGATTTCTTCATATATGGAAGATAACAATTTAACAGAAGAGTACACAGATTCAGCAAAAATCAGTTACAAAGAGCAGGAAAGAAAAACACTTGATAAGAAGAGACTTGAGGAAGATTTGGGAGATTTAACAGAATATGAAAAGGTTACAAGATTCAAGGTTTTAAGAATTAAATAATCATCAAGGGCAAGGGCGGAGCAATCCGCCTGAACCCTGAATATTAAAGGAGCGTGACAAGATATGAAATTATATATCACATATGAAGAACCATTTGCAAACCGTAAATTCAACTCAAATCAGATTAAAGAAGTTTATAGAGATATGGCAGACAAAGCCGAGTATCCAAGTTTTGATATATGGCTTGCGGATATGCTCAAAAGTGGAATTTTTACAGAATTCATTATTCAGGAGGATTAAGTTATGAACGCTAACAACAAGAATTATTCAATAAGACCTTTAACAGAAGAGGAGAGGTTATTCTCAGAGCAACATCACAATTTGATATATCGTTATATGAGGATTCATGAATTGAATCCAGAAGAATGGTACGACATTTTAATTATTCCTTATCTGAATGCAGTTAAGAAATACCATGAATATGAAAGATTACATAGTCTTAAATTTGAACAGGTATTCTTTAGAACGCTTGACAATGCAAGAAGTAATTACTTTCGTGTTATTAATAGAGAAAAGCATTGCCCTAAAGGTGGATTATTCAGCTATGATTCATTGCTTGATGATGGTTATGAGGAAATGAATTTTGAAAATTACTTGATTGATCCATATACAAATGTTGAAAAACAGGTGGTTTTAAAAGATCTATACAAAGAGTTTTACAACAAATGTACAGAGCGTGAAGCATGGATGAATGATATCAAAAAAACTGAATTAGATATGTTACTGGAAGGCTGTACATTAAAGCAGATTTTAATAACAACATTAAAGATGTACGGAGGTTGTAATGATGATGGCTTATATACTTGGGCTTTAGAAGAAGATATTAAGAAATTTAGAAAAATCTTCAAAGAGATTTTCGGTATCTAATAAATAATTGAGGTGGTGTGTCAGAAATGGCACACTTGCCATAAATGGAAAGAAGGTTATCACATGGAAAATAAAGAACGGCTTAAGCCTTTAACAATGGAACAGCGGAAATTTGCTGAAGATAATTATAGATTGATTATGGAATTTTTGAAGAAGTCAAAACTTGATTCAGAAGAATACTTTGATGTTGCGGTATTTGGTTATCTATTATCAGTGGAAATATATCTGAATGATATTGATTTACAGCGGAAATGCAAATTCGAAGCAGTTTCATATATGTACATGAGAAGAGAAATGTATTTATATTTCAGGACACAGAAGAGAAATTCAGCTATCGGAAATAATACAAGTCTAGATATTGTGGAAACAAATGTTGCTGATTCTTCACCAATGGAAAGTATCACATCCCTTGAATATATGGAAATGATAAAGCAGATTCAAGGCAGATTAACAGAAGAACAATGGAAAATATTTTCAGATAAAGCAAAAGGGTATTCATTAAGGGAAATAAGCGAAAATCATGGAATCGGTGGAAAACGGATATATAAGCAGTTTGGAAAAATAAAGCAGATTGTAGCGGAAATAATGGAAATATAAGGAAGGATGGAAAGGAATATGTTTGATTTTAGAATAATTAATACAGCAGATGGAAACCAGATTATTGATAGGCAACTTAAGACACCATACAGCAGCTTGACACCTGTACAAATGCTTGAATATGCGGAAATGGAAGACCGGTTGGCATATATGGACAGATTGGAAAAGAAGGCAAGACAGAAAGCGGAACATATACGGAAACTTGCAAAGAATCCATTGTATAAAATGGCTTGTATAGTTGGTTTGGTATAAGGATAAGGGTGATAAGTAATGTACAAAAATTATGTCTATTTTAACAAAGAAAAGTCTATTGAAAAATACGAGCAGAAAATGTTTGGTAATAGTATTTTTTCAAACATGATAAAAGTAAATAAAGGGAAAAATGAAGAGATATATAAAAACAATGAGATTTTAATATGCATAAGTAAGAGAATTGTTAGTTTTTTAATTTATGATGAATACAATATAAAAATGATAAAAGCAGTAGAAACATTGAATAAATAAGGAATATGGGACAGCTTGAAATATGGCTGTCCTCAATGGAAGAGAGGTTGATATTATGGCTTATGTACTTACAAATGGAAATTATTATATAAGAATAACGGAAAATGGCGGAGTAGCAAAGACAAAAGATGTAAATGAAGCACAAATATATTTGACTATGGAAAAAGCAAAAGAAAGATTAGAGAAAGCCCCAAGTAAAACAAAAGGATATTACATATTAGATATAGTAACCAACGAGAAATATAAGTTAAATAGGAGCAGGAGAAGAATTAGATTTCCTGAAGAAGCAAGAAAATTGATATACAATACAGCAAATGGAAGATGTATTTTATGTGGTAGAAAAATAACCTATGATAATATGACACTGGATCATATTGTTCCACTTGTTATGAATGGCGCAGATGATATAAGTAATCTTCAGTGTACCTGCAAAGCATGTAATGAATTTAAGGGTTCAATTCTTCCCGATGATTTTATGGAACGCATAACGGAGATATTTATTTATCAGACAGGTATAAAACAAGGTAACAGGCTGTTATGGAAAATAACTCATAGATTGTTGAATCGGTTGATATAAATTGAATTATGAATTAAATGCAATAATAATATTAATGTGATATACTATAATTAATCAATAGAATAGTTGGTTAATATAGGGAAAGTGAGGAAATAATGTTGGCACTTAAAGAAACATTTAAGGCTATTTCAGGAAACAAAAAGGTTACACAGCTAGAGATGGCAGCAGCACTAGGAATAAGTAAACAAAATTTTAGTAATAAGGTACAACGAAATACTTTCTCACCAGATGAATTAGTAAAGATAGCTGATATGTTAGGTATGGAATTAGCTTTTATTGATAAAAATACAGAATTTAATGGTGAAAAGTATGTTATAGAACAGAATAAGGAAAACGAGGGCATATAAAGAAACAACGATTTCTTGCAAAGATTTAAAGGAGGTATGACTTATGACAGCAACTAGAAGAGAAGCTATTGAATTATTGGAAAGAGTACCAGAAGATAAGCTGACTTATGTTGTTCAGATTTTAAGTGGTATTGATGGTTTGATAAGTATATCAGACAGACGAACAAAGAAAATTGATTTAGACCAGTTTGTTATGCCTACAACAGAGCGTGGCAAAAATGCAGATGAATATATAAGGGAGATGAGAGATAATGACAGACTTTAAAAGAGTGTTTGTTGATACAGCACCTATTATATACTATCTTGAAAACAGTCCTTTATATTCAGAGGTTATAAAGATATTTTTTACAATGTGTATAGAAAAGAATATACAGGTTGTTACTTCTGCAATAACAGTAGAAGAGTATCTGGTATATCCGTATTTAAGTGGTAAAATGGATTTTGTAGATAATTTCAAACGCTTTTTAGATTATATGAATGTTGAAATTATAGATATAAATTCAGATATTGCAGAACAGGCATCTAAACTTAGAGGACAGTATAAGGGATTTAAAGCAATGGACGCATTGCAAGTTTCATCAGCGATTGCGTCCAGATGTGATATGTTTTTCACTAATGATAAGCAGTTAAGACAGGAAAAAGAAATCCCATGTATGACAATGGATGATATACAATAAAACTAAGCACCAACGGAAAGATTAATTTACTTTCTGAAGGTGCTTTTATTATATCTGCTGCCGACTATGTATATTATTGACAGCTTTTTCAAGTTCTATAGTCTGCCACTTACTGCGGATAATTTGATGTTGTAATTGAGCAATGCGTTTATCTGTATAATGTTCCATCCAGGTTATAAGACAAGTAGGAATTATTTTCTCAGGCATTTTCTGAAATAGATTAAACAAAGAATCTTCAAGTCTATTAAAAATCTTATGTAATAAATCTTTGAAGCGGTTCTGCTTCTTAATCTCAATGTAAATAAGTATCAACTCCCTTCTTATATATTATAAGGTAGAAACAGTATATAAACAAGAAATCATATGCAATTAAATAATCAAAATTTTGCTAATTGAGGGGAAATTTTGTCTGAAAAATGTGTATTAGTATATGTAAGGCAAAATTAATGACACGGAGGTAATAACTTATGAATCAGGATGCAATAAAACTTGCATATGACAATGGGTTTAAAGCTGGTATTCAATTTATGATGGATAAGATTGAACGACAGTATGAAGCTGGGAAGCCGATTCTTGCAAATGATAATTTATATTGGCTAAAAGGGGCAAAGGAAAACTTAAGGGATATTATGGATGATATTGAAGCGGAATATAATGCGGAGATGGCAGCAGATAAAAGAGAGGATGGGAAAGTTGAAAATGATTGATGGAGCAACTAAAGATGATATATCAAGATGGAATTATCATTATAACGAATATGAAAAATACAAGAAGTACAGAACAAAACTAAAGATTTTCACATATGGATTTTATATAGGAATGACATTATGGATGTGTGGGATGGTTACATCTATGATAGTTGAGAATTTGGTGGTCAAAATTCTTTTGATATTTATACCATTAGCAATTTATCATTTCTTTACAATAGGTAAGGGGATAATCGAAGATAAGATCAAGAAAGGAAGATATTAAGATTATGGAACAGCCAAAATACAGATTTGAAGATTTACATTTACAGAGTGATAAGGACTACACCGATATAAATGATACTGTTGTAGGATTTTTAATTGATGAGGATGTTATTGTACCTTTTAATATTCAGAGAACACTAGAGGATATAGTCAACAATATGTTAGCTGGACATTTTGTGGAAACACAACAGGTATTATATCTGTCTGATTTTAAAGTATCAATGAGTATGGAAATGAACACACGAACAAATAAAATAGTTATTAGTACATACATATTCGATGCAGATAATTTAAACTTACATACTGAGATTGATACAGACACATTACACGATTATAGAAGTATAAAGAAATATTTCTTTAATGAATTAGGTTGCATTGTATTAGGTAGAATTAGTCAGTTACAAAAGGCAGCAGGTATAAAAGGCTTGTTTGCATTATTATAATATAGAAATAACATGGATTTTTAGGAAATAACCAGGTAGATAAATTCAGTAAAATATGTTATATTAATTCGGTATTAAGAGCGTAATGAACTCTTGATATACATATTATATAAGGTTTTCCTTATTAATTATATGTTTTGTTGTGGAGTCGTGGCTGTAATGGTCACGGCTTTTTTAGTATGAATGTATTGAGTTCGATAGGGTGTATTGTTTCAAGAATGTTTTATGTAAGAATGCAGTAAATATTGGTGTTTTTGGAGATTAGGAAAGTTGATTTACAGTGAAGTGATAGTAGGAATATTGCGGTTCGATGTTTAGTTCGTAGTGTTTTAAGAGAAAATGAGTGAATGTTATATATTAACATACTAGAATGATGTGTTAATATGATAAAAACCAATATTGAAATTTGATAAGAAAATTAAGGCTTTTGAGATATTAAAGAAATATAAGCAAAGCATGTTCGGAATAAAAAACATGTTTGGTGTGATGAGATAAATATAATATTCGTCAGCGTAGTATTGGTAATCCTAATCCTGTAAAACTTGGCAGATGTATTAAAGAACTTGAAAGAATTTATGGAGTTAGAGAAGGTTCTGCTAACCAAAAAGGAAATAATAGAATTGGTGAACCGAAAGTTTCGGATGACCAATTAACTCAGTCAGATATTGCAGAAATGATTGGAATTTCTGTAGATACTCTTAATAACTACAAAAAACTTATTTATTAGGTTGTCAGCAACCTTGACAAATAGTGATTCTATCTTTATAATCAAGGTTATAAATAACCTATTATAAGGAGAGATACCATTATGAATTTTAGAGAAGAAATTCAAAATATGTTACGATTAACGGAGAAAATGACACCAATAGAATCTAATAGAATAATATTTGCAATATCAACAATAGGATTATTAATCGGAAAAGAAAATTTATTAGAAATTTCACATAATACAGTAATAGATTTAGAGGAGTTTTCGCGTAAAGCATATTTATATATAGATGATAAACAAGGAAAAGAAGTCTTAAGTATAGCATTATCTTTTCTTCCTCATAAAATAGAAACTTTTATGTTTGTAAATGTAATTGAAATTATTACAAAATTTGATTTGAAACATATTGTATTAGATTTAGGGATAAATTCTGATTCTTCCGTTAGAAATGAAGTTTTCTCAATATCATCTATAGAATGGATAAATTCACTTGTATCTGAAATATTCAAAACACATGGTGGACATAGTATCTATAATTGTGATTGTGGAACTGCTGATTTTATATTGCATATGTTCAATAATAATCATATAGAAAAAGCAAGGGGGATGGTTATTTCCCAGCAAGATTATTATGTGGCTTTAATAAGAAAATACTTTTTAAATCAAGACTTGGAAATTGTAAATACAAATACATTTTTTGCACCAAAATTAAAAGATAAGGTTGATATGATTTATTGCTCGTATCCATTAATATTTAAATATGAAAAAGAAGAAGTAGCTCAAATGATAGATAGCTGGAATTTTCGTTTTGAATTTAATAAAAAATATTCTGCTAATTTATTATGGATTATTAACGCCTTACAATCTATTAAAGATGATGGAATGGTAATATCATTTGTTCCTGATGGAGTATTGTTTAATGGAATAGATGAAGAAGCACGAAGGTATTTAGTATTAAATAATTATGTAGATACAATTATTTCTTTACCAATTGGAATATTGCCTTCGACTGCTGTAAAACCATCTCTTATTATCTTAAAGAAAAATAGAAATAAAAAATCAATTAAGATGATAGATGCGTCTAAAATATATACAGAGCAAAGAAGATATGTATATTTTTCACAAGAGGATATAGAAGAAATAATAAAACTATATTTGGATGATATACATTCGGATTGTGTTATTGATGTGCCAATATCGGAAATATTAGCTAATGATTCATATCTTGGAATGAATAGATATTTATCAGATACTATAGAAAATCCCATTAAATTAGAAAACGTGACAGATACAATATTTAGAGGTTATCAACTTAGTGCAAGTGAACTAGATAGACTTTCATTAAATGAAGGTGAAGAATCAATTTATAGAATTATAAATATTTCTGATATTCAAGCAGAAGGTTTTGTATCTGATGACTTACGAAAAATAAAATATGATGAAAAGAAGAAATTTGAAAAATATATAGTAGAAGATGGAGATATTATCATTACTGCAAAGAATAGTACAATTAAGTCTGCTATATATAGAGGTAATAAAATTTATAAAGATATATTGAGCGGAAATTTAATTGCTATTCGTGTTAATAAGAATATAATAAATCCTTACTATTTGAAAGCGTTTATTGATAGTAAGGTAGGGGCATTGGCATTAAGAAGTATACAGACTGGTACAAGTATTATAACAATTACGGTTAATGGATTAAAAGAAATGAAAATATCCTTATTATCAGAAGAAGATCAAGAAGCAATCGGGGAAGAATATAAAATTAATTTAGAAAACATGATCGATTTAATGGAGAAGTATAAAATTGCTGCCAGACATTCGATTCAAATATTTGATGAAGCTAGAATAAATAAATAGGTTTTTAAAAACTTTTAAAAAAGTAATTGACAACCTAGTTATAACGTGATAATATGGAGCATGTCAAAGGAAGAGAATGTATTTACATTAATTTTTCCCAAGAACATAAATACAAAAGAAAAAGGAAGCAACTATTTGGCGATAGTTACTTCCTGAAATTCATAAAGAGTATTGGCGTACTACTTTATGATATGTAATTAAATTGTACAGACTTAGCTGCACATGTAATTTAAGCAATTCACATTATAGCAGAAGAGATTGAGTAATTCAATCATCATTTTTAAGTCTTGGGTATTCACCCACAATTTCCAGTTACATTTTTGTACATAAATAATTTTTAAGGGATGTGATAACTAAAGAGAGAACAGTATAGTAGGCGATTAAAGCCTTTTATTTTTGACAATCAAATCAGAGAAAAGCAAGGTATATAAAGCTTTAGGAATATTACATAAAAGAAGGTGAAAGTATATGGAATTAAACAGATGTGCATATACGATTCTTGGTATTCTACGCACAAAGAAGGCTACAGATAAGGTGCATGGTATAACGATATCTGAAATTTCACAATTTGAAAAGACAAGTAAATACAGTACCATTCACAAAAGAATTAAAGAAATGCAGAATCTTGGATATATTGATGAAGGTGTGAAAGTTTGTAAAGCTAAAAGCTATTTCATTACAGAATCTGGTCTTGCGTTATTACCTATTAAAAAGGAGGAAACTCACAATGTATAAAAAAGAATATTTATCACTGTATGGATTTTTATCGCTTGGACAGGCTGGCGGTAATTTAACAAAACGATTTGAGGAAGAGGGATTCCCATGTGTTGTTGCAAATAGTTCTATAGAAGATTTAGCAACAAGAAATGCAAAGAATAAACTTCATTTCAGGAATGGAACAGGATGCCATAAGAATAGGAAGATGTCTAAGGCATTATTAAAGGATAATTTGGAATTGCTTATTGATGAAGTAAGAGCAAAGATGCCATCAATAACTACATTATTTATATGTGCGTCTGCTGCCGGTGGAACTGGAAGTGGAATGCTTGCAGCAACATCAAAAATATTATCAAAACAGCTTGGAATAAATATCTGTATTGTAACAGTACTTCCTGATAAGTCAGAGAATTTTCAATCATATGCGAATACAGTAGAACTTTTTCAGGAAATAGAACATCTTGAAGGTATCGGGGCTGTTTTTATCTTAGATAATTCAAAGCACAATGACAAGATGAAGATTAATGATATTTTCTATACCCATTTAAGCGCATTTCTTGCTAATGAGAATGGCGGTAATTATGGGTGCTTGGATAGAAGTGAAATAGATAAGTTGTTATCAACTCCTGGTATGGCTGTTATATCAAAGCTGGGAAAGGATAATGCAGATAAAGTTATTTCTTCTATTACAAGTAATAACATATATGCACCTATAGAGCAGGATAAGGTTGTTAGATATATAGGGATTATGACATGTGATAATCATGTTGATATGAGCCAGTTATATTCTGAAATAGGACCTCCTATTGATACATATATAGGAACTAATGCGACAGCAAATGTATGTATGGTGAGTGGATTGTCTTTACCAAGAACAAGACTTAATCAGATAAAAGAAGCTGCACAGACCAATATGGAAATCATCAAGAAGGGCATGGAAGCGTCAAAGGATAGCTTATTTGGTGATTCAGTTGGATTTTTGGGTGCATTTGATGATGAAAAGCCAGTTGAGAAGAAAAAGGAACAGTCAGGGTTAGATATTTTAAATGAATTTTTGTAAAAGTAAATCCGAGAACGGAGAAGAATATATTAAGCAATGATAAATTGCTGATAGATATATAAGATTATTTATAAGGAATGAACAGCAATATGATTAAGAAATGGTTAAGGGTAGATGATGACGGTAAGTTATCACATGTTTTTGAATATGAAAATGGGCAGAAGGTGCAGATACCTATAAATAAGGACTGCTCAATAAAGTGGCTGCCAGACAAAGTAAAAGAACATAAATAAAAGGAGAATAATATTATGAACAAGATTGTAGAAGCTGTAGTTAAAGGACAGGAAGTGGACAAGAAGGAGTTATTCAACTCAGTAAATGACTTTGAGCTTACCAGACTAAGGGTAAGCACAGAGGATGGACAGACTATTATGTCTATGCAGGTTAATAGCTGTAAGGAGTATAAGGATGCGTATGAATTCTCACAATCATGTACCATGTTTAATGATGTGGTGTACAACTTGAAGAAAGACAGTATAGAAGCTATTGAGAGTGAGTATAACGCTGAGGTAGATACTTTATATATTACCTGCAAATTAAAGAATTGTCAGTCACTAACACTTATGGTTATTAATACAGACGAGGTGCTAACAAAAGATTATGACGAAATGGATGTGTACCAGTTAAAGGATTTCTTGGAAGCAGTAATTCATGAGAAAAATGAATATTATTGTGCATGTGCAAGAATCTCAGACCTTTTTGGATTTGACCTTAAAATGCGTAATACATTTCGTACTTATATCAATACACTTGATGAAGATGATTGGAAACTACATATCAGTGATGATTTTACAGAACTTGAAATATCAGTTACAGATGATTCTATTAATGAGTTTTATGTGAAAGATAACAAGGAGTTAGGGGCTAAAGAAATTATAGTAAAGCCATTCAATCAGCCATATATGGAAATCACAATGCTCTTTTTAAAGAAACACAACAAGTAAACAGAGAACATATAAGTAGAGGTCAGTTTGTGGACTGTTAAAGAATCTTACAAGAATAGCTTAATTCACCTTGAATTATATAAAAATAATTATAAATGGAGGATTTAATTAATGGAAGGAACAGTAAAAAATTTTGACAAGAGTAAAGAAGCAGATTTATCTCAGGTAAAAAAGGATGAGAAAGCATGTTTAATCAGTGAATATGATTCACATTTTAAGCCAGACGAACTAGTGTATGATGATTTTATATCAAGAAGAGAGTTCATTAATCACACAGGTGTTTATGTATCTGCATCATACTTTAACATTGTGTATGATAAATTCAAAGAATCAGGCTTATCTATAGATGAATTTGTAGGAACATTTTCAAGCAATCCTATGATTCAAGAGGTGAACTTATCAGGAACATTTAAGTATATAGTTGATGATGATATAGTGAATGGTCTTGGAACATATGATGATACACATGAACCTAACATATGGGAAATTGTTAATTCTATAGATATGGAAATGTTCCACAAATGGCTTGATTCAGGTAGAAGTATTGTTAGAATTATGAAGATATTTAAAGATTATGATAAAGATGTATCACGAATATTGGATGAGATAAAAAGTACTAATTCTGATATAGGGGATATTGTTGAATCACATCATAAAGCTTTGACATCGTTAGATTAAAATGGAAACTATATATTTCTCAATTCTGTTCATTTGAATGGAATTGAGAAATTATAAGATGTTTTATATACAAAGAAAGGACACAGATGATATGGCAAAAGGATTAACCAGATGTAATGTATGTGGAAAGACAGTAGAACAGGTATTTGAAAATCAAATGCCTATTAGTATTCATGATCGTGTAGGCTATGGCAGTAAGCATGATGGAAGTATGCTTGACTTGGATATTTGTTGTGATTGTTTTGATAAGTTGATTGAGGACTTTGCAGAAAAGTGTGCTATCAATCCAATTAAAGAAAATTTATAAAATGCGGAGGAATTTAAGAAATGAAAGGTACAGTAAAATTTTTTAATGGAACAAAAGGTTGGGGATTTATCAAGGACGAAGCAGGAAATGATGTATTCGTACATTATTCAAGTATTCAGATGGAAGGTCGCAAATCTTTGAATCAGAATGATGTTGTTGAATTTGAGATTGGCAATGGGACAACCGATAGAACACAGGCGGTAAATGTTAAAGTTGTATCTGAATCATCAAATCAGTAAAAAACTTTCTCCGAGTGGAGAATATAGTATAACAGAGATATGTTTGCGGTGAAAGTAGCAAGCTAACCATTGATGTAAATGATAAATGGCAGCATCTTCCTTATAAATGATTAAATAGTGCCAGTGATGATACTGGTAAATAGAAGAGTACGGATAGACAGGCACATTACCTTTTATTGGTGGTGTGCCTAAAATAATCACATTTGGAGGTAAGTGATATGAATGTATTAAGAATCACAAAAGAAAAATTCAAGCTTATGATTAATTTAAGGACACATCTTGTAAATGCAGACAGTGCTGTACTATGTATGTGTGACCGTTGTAATGGTGTTGGTTTTGCCTATGATATGAGCCAGATTGATAAGAATGGTTATGTTAAGGATGGTTGGAATTGTCCTTGCGGTGGACATAATATGAAAGTTGACAAGGTAGAGCTTATAAGTGAGTAGATTAGGAGGAATGGGCTATTAGCGTTAATACAGAAAAAAGAATAAATTATATGGATTATATAAATCCATGCAATAAAAACCAGACGGCAAAGGTATTGGAGAGATTTTTTTATGTGTCGAATGGGAGAGAGTACATATCTGTTATACCAGAAGAAGCAGAAAGAATAACAAAATTACCAACACCTGATGAAGTAAAGAAAGATACAAGTAGAGTAGTTACATATGCAAAAGAAATTATCTTAAATGCTGATAAATATAAGAATGAAGATATAGAAGAAAATGTTTTGAGACAGTATGTGTGTAATATAAATCCTTTACTTGACAGGATTATTGCTATAAATATTGCTGATATTTTGAACCAAGACAAAAAATTTCAGAATAAGGAACAGTTAAAGGATGTGTGGGTTAAATCTCTTGAAGAATTGAAAAAGGATTTTTTGCAAGGATATGAAGAAAATGATAGCTTATTGCTGCCACAAAATGTTGTAGATAGTATTGATATATCAAAACTTGAAATTGGTATGACTGTTAAAAATTATAAATTACTATGTGAATTGTTAGGTCAGGAAGTTAAAAGTGGTAAATCAAAGAAATATCAATTAGAAGAATTTGCACGATACTTTGAATGGGAAAAGTCAGGACAAAAATTTATTATTTCAGATATATATGATGCCCCACTAACCAAAGAAGATAAGCGTAAATTGGGTAATAATTCAATTTATGTGCAGTGTATAGAAGTAATTTTATTACAGTACCTATCAAAACAGGAAGGTTATACAAGAACATTTACGAAACGTAATTGGTGGGAAATGCTAGGTATGGCAAGTCATAAATATGGAAGAACACCAGAAAATAAATTAAAAAATCTTGATTATAGAATTACATCATGGGAAGTTAGACATTTTTATCAAAGATGTAACAAGAAATTAGAACAGATTCTTTTTTCTGCATTGAACAGCTTGAAGAATAGAAAACTAATTACATATGAAATTCAGACAGTCATTGTCACAAAGGATAAAAGAGGTAAAGAACAGTATTTTGAAGCTACTGATCTTCAGAAAAAGCAGATTCTTGAAGTCGAAAGACATGTCTTACATAACATTATGGGATATGAAAAAATGTTCCAAGTCTTTATTAGATTCCAACAAGCAGATTTTTATCAACAAGTAAATGATTTATTGTATCAGCAGTATGGATGGAATCACTACTTTAAACAGATAAAAGTGATTTATACATTTGATGGAGTTAAAGAAGCGTTACCAGAATTGGAAATGAAACTACAGAAGGAATTATTGAATAAGAAGGTAGTTGATTATCTAAATTCAAATGCAAAAGACCTGTATGAAAAAAATAAAGCAGAATATCAACAGCAGATGAAAAATCTGATTGATGAATATTGGGGAGATAACCCAAGAATTGAAACACATAAAAAGAAAATGTGGAATCCACCAGATACATATTTAGATGCACAAAGTATTTTGACTGATGAACTAATAAGGATAGGTCATAAGGATAGAACATTTTCAATGGAAGAATTTTTGGAAAGTAATTCGGATATTGATGAATTATTTGTATTTGATCAGTGATTATAAAAAGTTGGCACTTTAAAACGGGATATATAAACAATTCCTTTATATGGCATTATAAAGTGCCAACTTTTTAAAAAGAGATGATTTTCGCTTGATTGGACTGACATATTGCGTAAGCAATGTGGCAGGACACATCAACGAAAAAGGCAGACAGATAAGGATTGACACCGTAGGTGGCAAGACTTTCTGGCTGACTAACAGGGTGTGGGATATTCCCACTAATACATTATATCACAGATAGTTGGTCATTTCGCTGCAAGCAGCTCATGCCCTTGTGTCCATTCTTACGAATGTCCACAAATAAAATCAGATATGAAAAGGAGATTACGATAATGGGATATATAAAACCGATTCCAGTAGACAAAGAAAAATTAATTATAGGAAGGACATATTATACATGTAACTATTCGGGTGCATGTAAAGTCATTCTTATAAAAATAAATTTAGACACTAATAAAGTATTAGTTAAGGGGAAAAAGAATACACAACCATATATTCGTCCTATAAAATATATATTTAATAATCCTGAAATGGCAAAATTTGCAGTTAGAAATTGGGAGAATGAAAATAGGAAAAATAAGAAAAAGAAAAGTCCACAAATAGGACGTAAATAGCTGAAAAACTTCCCATGAAATCAGTGTTTCCTTAAAGTAATTAATACTTATATACATGGGCTTAAATTAAAGAAAATAATATCAAATTCGGGTGATATTGTTTTAGATAGTAAATTGTGTATTTGGCAGATAAAAGTGTCTGTTTATTCTGTCAGGTGCGATTTAAGACTTATATAGGAAGGTAATTATAATAATATATGAACATTGAAAAATAAATATTATTAATGAAATAAATATTGATTATAAAATTATATGTGATATAATGTAATTATATTAAATGAATGGAGATGATATTATGGATGATATAATTAAAATATGTGATGATTTAGAAAAAAATAAAAATAAAGATAAAGAATTAGAAGTAGTAAGAGCATATAAGATGGTAGATGATTATATAAATCATGATAAGAATAAATTACTTCAATTAAAAGCGGATTTAAAAAGACATGAAAATTTTAATGATGACACTATTAAAATGTTAAGTTTTTTGATGTCTGCAATAGCATTAATTCTAACTATTATAAATGGATTTGGTGATAAGATATTATTTATAAAAACAGCTTTAGTATATTTTGGTATTTTTACATTTTTGGGGTTGATAGTTGCGTTTTTTTCTAACAGGAATACTGCTAGGTCAAAATGGTTAAAATATATATCTGTTGCACTTGATGAAATAGAAAAAAATTTTGATAAAAAAGAGATTGTGACCAATAAGAAAAGAAAAAAAAGATGATTAAAAATGAAAATACCAACCATCAATATTCGGTGGTTGGTATTTTTTTTTACCCCAAAACCACAATAAAATCAGAGAATACTATAAAAAGAATATACAGAAAGGTTGGTGTTAATTATAGAACACAATTATACAAAGCTTAAACTAGGAAGAGTAAGGATTTATCAATTAAATACATTTAAGACATTCACAGATGCAGAGAATGCTATCTATAATGATAAGAAGAAAAAGAATGCAGAGTTATTAGAGGTTATTCATAACAATGAATCTGTCAGGACAGTATCAGATAAGTATTTGAATGAAAGAAATGAGATTGCGATATTTGAGAATGATATTGTCAGGCTTGCATTAGCTGATAGAGGATATAAGAAGTGCGATTATCAGCTTCTGGACGAGATTATCTATATGGTAATCAATCATAATGAAATCTTATGGCAGATTATAGATAAGGGAATCATTATAGGTGGTAAGAAATATAAATTATTCACAGCAACTACAGGTCAGGTGAGAAATTGTAAGGTTACTCTTATAAAGGAAGAATTTTATGAAGCACATAAATCATTCTTAATGGCAGGACTTACAGTTGATGGAATAAATGCTGATAAGGGTAATGATAATAAAGGAATGAATGTTGGTAAGTATTTATCATATAATGCGTTATTATTATCATCAAGCAAACTACCGCCTAAGAACATTGATATTGATAAGTGTATTGTTGTTGATGGTCTTAAAACTGTTGTTAATGGTAAGGTTAAATACATTGATATAAAGACGGATGATAACGGACAATGCTATGTGAATGATACACCGAAAGAATATCAGACCAAGAGAATTTCTATTGAACATACAGACGGAGCAGGAATGTTTATTCCAGGGGAATTACCTTCAAGCTGTCAGATAAGAGGTGGTTATATCAAAGGTGCTATGTTCCCATTTGACTTCAGACTGTTTGCTCATGAGCTATCTCATAATAGTATTCTGGTTGATCCGTGGGGAACTCCGCACGATGTAGAAAGGGAAGATATAAGATACATCATTACAACAAGTCAGTTGAAGATGTGGAAACAATATAATTCTTGGGAAGAATACAAGAAAAAATTCAAAGAAAACAATCTGAAATTATCTATTAATGCTTATGCTGAACCTCCGAAAGAAGAGGTTACTTTCTCATATCAGTTCTTACAGACACTCCCATATAATACAGATATTAAAGAGTTATGCCAGCCAGCAGTAGAAGATTTATGTAAGTTAAAAACAGACCTTGAATATGTAAAGAAAGAGTTGGGACTTACAATTGACGACATATTAAATGAGGAAATTGTTGGTGATAATGATGCTGTTGCACTGGCAGCAGATGGAGGAAAGGTTGAAAATGCGAATTATTACATAGCAAAGGCACTGGATATTTACCCACCACTTATACAGGACAAATATATTATGAGCAAAATACATAGCTTATATAATGCAAAAAAGAATTTATATAAGGGCGGTAAGATTCCAGTTAGAGGATATTACAGTTATGTAGCACCTGACATGTACGCTTTTTGTGAGTATCTCTTTATGGGTAATGTCAATCCGCAGGGCTTAGTACCTGAGAATCATGTATATAATAAATATTATGGTGAGCAGGGGGATGTGGAAGAAGTGTTATGTCTTAGAAGTCCACACCTGTCAAGATATGAATGTCCTAGAAGAAAACTGATAGTTTCAGATGAATGTAAGAAGTGGTTCAAGTATATGGAAAGTGATACGGTTGTAAGCTGCCATGATATGATTTCACTTTTTCTTATGTGCGACTGGGATGGAGACCATATTCTTGTTATAGCTGATAAGGCTGTATTAAAAGCCACAGAAGGTTTACCTGATGTACCTTTATATTATGATATGCAGAAAGCGAAGGCACAGCAGATAGACAATGAATCTATATACAAAACTCTTGTTGATGGATTCAAAAATAATATTATTGGTTTATCAAGCAATGCTATTACTAAATTATGGAACAGACCAGATTTAGAAGATAATCCATTAAAATATGATGATGCTATTAATGTTATATGTGCAATGTCCAACTATGCAATAGACTTCCCAAAGACGGGAAAGAATCTTTTAATAGGTGAATATGAGCAATTATATAAGGAACTTATTCCTGATCCAAAGAATATGTTTGAACCATCGAAGATAAAGTATCCGCAGTTCTTCAAATTTGCCAAGGGTAAGAAATCGTCAAGTCTTGAGGGCTATACTAATAGTCCTATGGATAGAATCCCTCAGTACATTGATAAAGAAGTAGGAAGAAAGCATTTTTTGTATGATGTTGGTACTGATGAAGATAATAAGAAAAATAAGTTTGATTATAAGAGGCTTATGAACAATTCTTATGTGTTAGATGATAACGGTGTTAAGCAGCCACTATACGAACCTGACAGATACAGTGATGAATATATAAAGGCGTATGCTGTCTGGAACAACAGGAAGAAAACAAAGCAGAAGTTATGTCAAGATATCAAAAAAGAGATGGACAGAAGAAACACTGATAGCCGAGATATTACAGCTAAGTTTGAAGTATTTCATTATCATTGTATTAGAGAGATTAGGGATATCTTCACTAAAAATGGTGAGTTTAACATTAATCTTGCAGTTAATTCACTTATTGATATGGAATATAATAAAAATGAGTTTAAGACTTCTACTAAAGATATGCTGTGGAAATGTTTTGGACATGTTATTGTTGATAACCTTAATCAGAATCAGAAGACAGGTATTGTTATAAAGGAAAGAGCTAGAATGTGCTATAAAAAAGCTGTTGAGGGTGATGATACCTTAGATAATATACTTGAGAATAAATTGAGCAGAAAGAGCGTTAATATAACACAGGCAGATATGACTTTCATGGACGCAGTTCTTCAGAAAAAGAAGAATGGCACATATTATCAGAACGACAGAGAATTATTGTTTACCCTGTTGTGTCATTATAAATATGCTAAACAGACTGACAGATTAAAAGGAGACTCATTTTTTATTACAAAGTATAAGCATAAAACTGAAATCAAGCCGAATGGTAAGAAGAAAAGAACTCCGATATATTATAATATGAATACAATTATGAAAATGGTTGGGGCAGCTTCATTTGATAGCAGTTTCAAAAGGTTTAATAAGTCTGGTGTTATTCATATAGAAGATGATAAGCAGAAGCAAAGATTCGTTCTGAATATGGACATATCAGATGATAACAATGTGTTGTTTGAGGTTCAGGATATATATAATCCTATAGTTTACTTAGAAGCATTTCAAAGTAATGGGAAAAAGAAATTGTGTGAATGCGTGATATGTGGAAGACATTTTATAAAAGTCGGGAACACCAAGACATGCAGTCAAAAATGTAGTGACAGCTTGAAAAAATTGAATGAAGGGAAGCAGGATAAGGACAAGAAAGAGCCTGCTGCTTGAATCATATTTGAGAATTTAAAGTTTTCAAATTGAGTGTCGGAATGTGATTTTTGCCTTATTTTTTATAGCAAATTTCACATTCCATTTTTATTTTTACAAATTTTATATAGGGGAAGAGAGTAAATAATTTTGAAAATTATTTTGATAACTGCCTATTCTATGGCAGAAATCATCTCTTTTTACCATAGATTTTATCATTAAGAAAGGACATTGAAATGGAATTACAACAAAAAGTCGAAGAGCATCTTAAGCAGCATGGCATTAAGAAATCATATCTCGCCTCATTAGTTGGAATCTATCCATCTCAAATGTCTCGATGGCTGTCTGATAATTATGAATTAAATGAAGATCAGATAAAAATAATTGAAGATTTTTGCGATGATAGGTCTCACAAATAATGTTAATACCTAGAATTGTTTAAATTGGAGAAAAGGAGTTTATGAATAATACATTAGGTTTTGATTTAAGAAAACTTGTCTTGCCGACTGGTAATACTATAGAAAAGCAGCTTAAAGTTGAAGCAGACAGATTTCTTAAAATCCTTCAGGAAGAAATCGATGCATGGTATCTCTCATATACACCGATAATATATAACAGAACATATAATATGAGAGATTCAATAAGTGTTGATGATGTTGTAAGGGTTTATCCATCAAAGAATCAGCTTGTAATTGACATAGTATATTCTGATGATGCATTTCACAAATCGTTGTGGAGTGATGATGTAATAAACTCAATTGAACTTATGAATGAAGGATATAAGGTGAAAAGTGGCTGGCATAAAGATATTGAGAATTTGGGATACCGTGAAGGTGGTCACTTTTTAGAAAAAGCAATAGCCAGATTTAATAAAAATAATCCTCTAGGTATTGATATTAAAATCAAATTATTAAGGAGGCTTATAGTTTAATGGCTAATAATTTAGTTACGCTTGGATTAGATATGAATGCAACACAAAAACTTATGTCCAAGCAGTTGAGACAGGTACTAAAGAACTTGTCTGATACAAATGCTGCACGTGTTGCAGTAGGGCTTGATTCAAGCAAATCTCAAATGCTTATTCAACAGCAGTTGGATAGCATATCTAAAAATTTACAAATCAATGTGGGGACAGTCAAATTAGATACTTCCTCTATCAAACAGCAACAGAATATTATTAATCAGCAGTTAAAATCAGGAATTAATACGACAGGACTTAATGTAAAAGTTCCATTTCAATTTGACTTATCTGATGCTAATGCAGTTAAAGCAGAGATTAATAAAATCGTTGCAGACATCACAAATAACAAAGGACAATTAGTCAAGTACAAGATTAATGTTGATGATAATGGACAGGCTACAAAGGCATTACTTACTTATCGTAATGAGCTTAATGAGGTGACAAATTCTACATTAAAGTTAAAATCAGTAGGTAAGTGGTATGATGCAAATGGCATGGAACATAACATTGTCAAATGGTCAGAAGGTCAGAAATCATTATCACAGAATATTGAAGCCACAACAAAGGCTAATCAAAGACAGGCAGAATCAGATAATCAGGTAATCCGTAAGAAGGAAGAACTGATTGCTAAGATGAAGCTTCTTAATACTCAGGCAGAAAAAGCCGGTATATCTCTTAATTCTGATAATCAGAATAAATTCAATGATTTATCTATCAAAGCATTCTCAATAGATGATATTAAACAGTTAGAAACATATTTTCGTTTAGCAAGAACGGAGTATCAGACATTTAATGCTGAAATTTCTAAGGGTACACATGCCAGTTCATTAGAAGCAATGAAGAACAATCTGGAAACATTACCACAGGATATAGCATTAATTGAAGCAAAGTTCAATTCTATTAAAGTACCAGACAATGTTAAAACACAGATTGAAGAGTTAAAATCTTCTATGGAATCTATTAATACAATAAGTGATCCGCAGGAAAAGATTGCTAAGTATAATGAGATTGTCACATCTTTAAAGAACTTACAGAAACAGTATCAGGTAACTGCCCAAGAGCAGAGAAATCTTAGTGTTGATACTTCAACAATGCAAGGGGCTTCTGCACTCACTAATAAGATTGTTATATGGATGGGGCAGAACAGACAGGCAGCGGCACAGTATGATTCTGAGTTAAAACAGATTATATCTGATTTACAGAATTGTAATAACAAGGCTGATTTCTCAAAGTTACAGCGACAGTTCAACAATATAGCATTGCAAGTAAAGTCTTCTGGAAGTTTGTATACAGGATTCTTTAATGGGCTGAAGAGTGGTATTAAAGACGCTTTTGAAAATATTCTTAGATATCAGTTGGCTTACAAAGTTATTGACCAGGTTATAAGTGGTTTTAAATCAATGGTTAATGCGGTTGCAGACCTTGATAAGAAACTTACAGAGTTCAACAAGGTAGCAGACCTTACATCTGATAAATTGTTAGAGTTTTCAGACAGGGCATTTGATGCAGCAGATGAGGTTGGTCGTACAGGTTCTGATATGATAGAGGCTGCAACAGAGTTTAAAAGAGCTGGCTATAGTCTTGAAGATAGCTTAGATATGGGTAAGTCGGCACTTCTTATGACAAATGTTGCAGATGGAATTACACAGACTTCTGATGCAGCAAGTACTCTGATATCTGTATTAAAAGGCTTTAATATCAATGAATCTGATATTATGACCATTGTAGATAAAATGAACAGTGTTTCAAACCAAAGTCCGGTTGGATTTGATAATTTGGCTGATGGTCTTGAGCGTGTGTCAGGTACAATGAATCAGGCTGGTAACAGCATTGATGAGACAATTGGATTATTAACTGGTGGTTATGCACAGTTAAGAAACATGGAAAAAGTATCTACAGGTCTTATCACTATTTCTCAAAGACTTAGAGCGATAGATGAGGACGGAGATGAAATTGATGGATTATCAGCAGAGTTAAGTGAATCATTTGGAAAGATAGGGGTTGCTATTGAAGATTCTAATGGTGACTTAAGAAGTACATATGATATTATGAGTGACTATGCTAAGATATATCCACAACTTACAAGCGAACAGAAGCAGTATTACGCTGAATTAAGTGCAGGAAAAAGACAAGTTAATGTGTTTAATGCAATAGTACAACAGATGGCAGATGTTAATAAAGCAATTGAGCAGTCAAAGGATAGTCTTGGAAGTGCAGCTAACGAAAATGAAATATATCGCCAGAGCGTTGAGGGCTTACAGAACGAACTTAAGAACGAATTTCAATCTGTATCAAAGAAGGTAATAAGTTCTGACTGGATAAAAGATGTATTATCAGGTGCAACAGATTTATTAAAAGTGTTTGAAAATATCATTGAACAGGACACTATTGTAAGTTCAAGTATAGGGGTTTTGGCAGAAGGCTTTAAGGCTTTATCAATGTCATTAAAAGACATTACGGGAAATGATGGTGTTGCGAAGCTGATAAAACTATTTATCACATACAAAACAATCACTAAGGGTATAGATATATTTAACTTGGTGAAGGGTAAGAAGGACAATTTTGTTACAACATCCAATCTTATGAAGATATTCTTTGAAAGTGCCGTTAGTGGTTCACTGAAAGTAGAAGATGGATTTTTAAAAGTTGGTGAGGCAGCAGATGTATTATCAGATGGAGTATCAAATGTCGTTGCAAAAGAAGGTAGTGCGGTTGACACAACAAAGAAACTTACAACTTCTATTACAGGTCTTGGAACATCACTCAAAAATCTTGCATTAGCACATCCGTATTTATTAGCGATTACAGCAGCACTAGGAACTATGTATGGTGCGTATAAACTTGTAAATGCAGTTCAGGACTGGGCTGATGGTACAACAGCAGTCAACAAATACAACAAGTCTATTGAAAAATCAGAAGAAAACATATCTAAGAATTCTGATTCCATATCTGAATATAATTCCACTATTGAAGAAAATAAGCAGAAAATTGAAGAATTACAGAAGCTTCAGGAAGATGGTACTATAACAGAAGCACAGGAAGCAGAAATTGAGAATCTTAAATATCAGAATGCTTTATTAGATGAGAAGATTGAAAAACTCAAGGAAGCTAATAATGAAGAGGTAAAAACTCAGGCTAGAGATTCAGAGAAAGCATTTAATAAACAGTTTGGTAATGGATTTGATGTTGGTTCTAATGCTTCAGATGTTATATCATCTGTTTCAAAGAATTTTAATGGTGACGGAACTGCCAACGGTGTAAGCTGGAACATGGCTACAAGCGGTAATGATAAGGATACAGCCGTTGCACAGTTAGCAAAGATTAAACTTGCTACAGATGCATATAATGACGCAGTAAAAGAGTTAAATAATGCCACAGATGAAGACCAGAAGGCTTTAGCGGAGCAGTCAGTTGAAAATGCACAGTATACTCTTGATTTATTGACAAAGGATTTTGATAAGAACAAAGAGGCTTTATATAATCAGCTTACTTCTGAAATGGAGAATATGAAAAAGGCAGATGGTACAGATGCATATAATGCTACAGCTTATGCAAATATGCAGTCATGGCTTGAAATATTCCAACAGTATATTCCTGAATATAAGAAAGCTATGGAAAAAGTTCAGGCAGAAGCTGAACAGAATCCTATTGAACAGCCAGTAGAAACATTTGATCCTACTTCTCTTCTTGAAGAATCAGATGATAAGACTAAGACAGCAACATTAGCAGACCTTCAGTCAGAAGCAGATTTGCTATCTTCTATTCAGAAGGAAATGTCTGAAACAGGTCGTATCGGTGTCGATTCAATGCAGAAAATTATCAAGCAGTATCCAGAAGCAAAAGACGCTTTAGGTCAGTATATGCTTGGTATTATTTCACAGGAAGAGTTGTTTGACCAGTTACAGGGTGTGTATGAGGATGATAAAAATGCTTATATTTACTCACTTGTTGAGAAGTCTAAGTATGATGGTACATTCTATTCTAACCTTGTAAACACAAATAATGATTTCTTTGCAGGCTTATCTGAAGCGTATGGCGAAGATTTCAGTAACTATAAAAATCTCGCACAGGCTAAACAGAAGATTGATGATCAGCTTATTAAATATCTTTCTGGTATGTGGGGTAAATTCTATCAGACTACTATAGATACAGCAACAGGGTTAATGTCATTAACTTCAAAAGCTACTTCTATGGATGATGATATGGATTTAGGTTTATATTTGTATGATAATGGTGCAGATGAAGAGACAAATGCCATTGCTGAAATGCAGAAAATGGTTGATGATTACAATGCTTTACAGAATATATCATATGATTCTGCTTTTAATGGTATTGATTTATCATGGAAAGGTTTTTCAGGTGACGATTCATCTAGTTCATCATCTTCACAAACAGCCGAAAAACTCAACTGGATTGAACGCTTAATCAATAAGATTTCTACAGCATATTCACGTCTAAAAAATGTTGTATCAGATACAACAACTACATGGCTCAATCGTAATAACGCATTATTAGATTCTATGAGTACACTTGCAGATGAGATAAATGCACAGTCAGATGCTTATGAGTATTACATGAATGCATTTAATTCTTATGGTCTTGATGACTATTATAAGAATCAGATTGCAGATGGTTCTATAAGTATTGATGTTATTTACGATGACGATTTGAAGGATGCAATTTCAGATTGTCAGGATTTCTATGATAAAGCACAGGACGCTAAGACAGCAGTTCAGGAACTTAATATTGAATTAAAAGGACTTGCTAAGAGTAGGTTTGATAATATTAAGTCACAGTATGAAGAACAAATTAATCAAGTTGATGAATATAATAATTTGCTTCAAAAGGAATTAGATATAATTGAGACTAAAGGATGGATTTCTTCTACATTTCTTAATGAATCTATGAAGGAGCAGGACATGGCTAATCTTGAAAGATTAAAAGATGAGAGAACAGCTTTAACAAATGCATTAGATTCAGGAAAGATTGAGAAGTATAGTGAGCAGTGGTATGACATGCAGAGTTCAATAAATAGTGTATCTTCTGCAATCTATGATGCTGAGAAAGCAATCATATCATATGATAAAGCCATCAGACAAGTTAATTGGGACGCATTTGATAAGACAAGAGATGATGTTGAAAATCTTATCGGTGAAACAGATTTCCTTATAGAACTTCTTAAGGATAATGGAATTACTGATGATAATGGTAATATTAACGATAATGGTAAGGCTGCACAGGCGTTACTTGTTCAGAAGTATCAGTTATATCTAAATCAGGCTCAAAAATATAAAGATGAAATTCTTAAAATTGATGAGGAACTTGCGAATGATCCTTATGATAAAGAATTATTGGATAGAAAACAGGAACTTATCAAAGCACAGCAGGACGCAATTAAGAACTCTAAGGAAGAGAAGAGTGCAATTAAGGACTTAATGAGTAATGCTTATGATAAATTGAAGGATTCTATCAGTAATATCATAACTAAAATCAAGGATGGATTATCTGCAACAAAAGATTTATTAGATTATGAGAGAAATGTTAAAAAGCAGACAGATAATATATCTAGCCTTCAGAAACAGTTGTTATCTTTACAAGGTGATAATTCTGAATCAGCACAATCTAAAAGACAATCTATTAATAGTCAGTTACAGGACGCAAAAGATGAATTACAGCAAACTGAAATGGAAAAAGCAATGAGTGATGTTGAACAGATTCTCGATAATGTTCAGTCAGAATTAGAAACATGGATATTAGAAAGACTTGATAATATTGATGACCTTATAGGACAGGTTATAGAAAGTTCAAATACAAATGCAGAAAGTATTTCAGATACAATAACATCAACGGCAGAAAGTAATGGTTATAAACTAAGTGAATCAATGGCTTCTATATGGAGTACTAATACTGGTAATATAACAAATGTATTAGGTGATTTCAGTAATAAGTTTGTTGAAGGTAATAATGCTATTACAAATGTTTGCAATAATATTAATTCTGCTGTACAGGGGCTACTTGCTAATAGTAATGCCGAGGCACAGAGAGTTGCTGATGAGATTGCAAGACAGCAGGCTGAACAGAATGCAAGTTCTGATAGTGGTTACTCAGGTGATGATTATTCAAGTGATGATTGGAGTAGTAACTGGGACACTGATTCTGATGATAGTGGTAGCAGTTATTCAGGAGATGTTGATTGGATATACGAGGAGAACTATTTTCCTCGTGATTTGTTGAATATCGATCAGAGTGTAATTGATAGGCTCAAATATAACAATTTTGATTCATCATTTGGTGCACGTAGTCAATATTATGAGCAAATGGGCGGTGAAGGACAATATACAGGAAGTTACGATCAGAATGTATTCATGTTAGACTACCTCAAAAATCACGGTTATCGTAAAGGCACTAAATCAGCAACAGCAGGTTTACACCGTACTGATGAAGAAGGTCTTGGTTCAGAAGTAATCTTCTCGAAGAAGTATGGTACTCTTCGTAAGTTGGATGCTGGTGACATGGTATTCAACAAAGACCAAGTTGAAAAACTTTGGAATCTTTCTAAGGGTATCACTACACCAAACATGTATATGGATAACTTAGGTGCTAAGTTGCCTGATATTACCCCAGTTTCAACAAACAAATCAGTTGATATTGGTGGTATTAATGTTAATGTTGATAAGGTTGTCACAGACAATCCAGAAGACTTTACACGACAGCTTACTAACGAACTGGCGGGAAACTCAAAGATACAGAAAATCCTTGGAGAGATTAATTCTAATCAGCTCTTAGGTCGAAATTCATTATCTACTCGTAGATATATGAAATAATATTATGGACGCATTGGTTACGGCTGATGCGTCTGAAATATGGTTATGATGTGATGATTAATAGCGTTATTTAAACAAATGTTCTTGTAGATATTTGTCAATTATTGGTATATAATATTTTATTATATATTGATGATTGGGGAAAATAATGAAACAACACAAAAAACATAATAAAAAAAATACAGAGAAATCATTCAACAGAACTATTATTATAGCATATGCAGTAATTGGTTGCTTAATAGGAGTAATCTTTATCTTTTTATCTTATTATTGTGACAGAATGGAAAATATTTTAGGAAAATTTACTAATGTATTTAGCGGTTTTGGGAGTTTAATTATATCTATTTCATCAGGTTCTTTATTACTTGAATTATTTGGATATGTAAATTATACCAGAAAAAGAATGTGTGAAATATTATGTGAAGATGATGTTTTAAATGTATTAACAGTCCCTAGAAAAAAAGAACTTAAAACCGCTTTGTTAAACAACTTGTATATGCCAAATAAAGACCTTGGTGATAATAATATTGTACAGGTAATAGATAATGAAATGGATAATATTTTAAAGGATTATTACTTTAAAGAATATATCATGTATGTTGATATTAGCATTATAGAGATTGCTGGAATAAAATATATTAAGAAGGAAATTAAAAAAACATATGAGGCAGAAACAATAAATAATCAAGAGTGTGTTATTGATAACTTGCTTAAAATACAAATTTCTCCTGTTAATGGTATTGAACCAGTTAAATTAGATTACTTAAATATAAATAATAAAGAAATTACTGGAATGAATTTACAAGAGGAAAATAATTATAATGAGATCAGCAATCATTATGATTCTGTATATTATATTGATACTCAAAAAATACAAGAAAATTTAAAGTTTTCAGAAAAAATTTCTATAGATTTAAAATATACAACTATAACGGAAATAACAGATAAAATATTTTCAAATCAAATAGATAAACCATGTAAACACTATTGTATACATTTTAATTATGATAGCAGCTTAGAGTTAGATATTGTTGGGTTTGGTTTTATGACTAATAATGATAAAAGCAAAAAAAGAATTGTTAAAACTAAAAATGGTCATATGTTGAGATTTTTAACATGGATTTTACCTGGCGATGGAGTGATGGCGGTTATAACAATGAAATAATTCTTGTAAAGTATTTTATAATGTAGTATTATATTATCGTGTTATGCATATTTTTATGTAATGTATAGTACAATAAGGAGGTAATGGATTATGGCAAGAGAGATGTATAAGGAAAAGGAATGGTGTTAAAGTATCATTATAACAGATGATGCAATTAAAGTTATTTATAATTGTAGTAACATGAAGAGCAGGATTAATTTCCTGCTCTTTTGTTATATTAACAAATAAATATTAAACAAGATTACAAAGACGCATTCTGTAATGGAGTGCGTCTTATTTTAATGGAAAGGAATAAACTATGAATAAAGATAAACAGATTTTGATATTAACACAAAGAATTGAATTACTTGAAAAACAGAATGAGGATTTGAGAGCAGAAAATCAGGAAATGAAACTGCAAGTAGAAGAATCTAAGAGATTTGCAAATATGCCTAATAATGTATTGAATCGTACAATAAAGAATGTCAGACAAGAAGAAGCTAAATTCAAGGCATTAATAGCAGAAACACAGGAAATAAAAAAAGAACTTGAAAATAATTTGGAAGCTTTAAAGAAGACACATACATTATATCAGAGTATATTTTCGGATTAGAAAGGATTAAATGGAAGTATTAGAGTTTGAATCAGTAAAATTATTTGAAGAAATTATAAAGGCTGGACAGATAAAGAATCTTATCAGTGTTTCCAGCCATGAATATCCTATATATAAATTCAAGAAGAGTAATAAGGTCACTTCTGTATATGAAAAGTTTCTGGCAGAACATGATATGAAATGTGACAGAAGCGTTGATGATTGTTGGAATGATTTTGATGATTATATCAATCAACCTAAGAAGGAGACTATAATTACTCGAAATATTAAAGCTGTAAAGCAGATCATAGAAGTAGGCTATGGATACATGCTTAAAAGAACAGGTGTTGATAAGTATAACAAGAGATGTTTTGTCTTTTACAAGAATCCTGTTATTGAAGATATTAAAACAAAGGCTGACGCTGAGAGTAAGGAAAAATATAATAACAATTATTTGAATATTAAGAAGAATACAACTGATAAGAAGATATCAGGATTAATAAAAAAGTCAATGGAGGAAACAAGGAATAATGGGAAAATCATTTTATAATATGAACGGTGAAAAGTTAGAGTGTAAGGTTGAAAGTGAATTATCACTTAGTCAGAAGACAAGTTTTATCATGGAAGTTGCAGGAATGGTAGTATCGCCAACAGTAGGGTATGCCACAGTATTAAGAAAGCCTATCTTTAATTACTGTCTTGTTAAGTATTATACAGATATTAATATATTTGAAGGTGATGAGTTCAGCTTAGATAAACTTGAGATATTTATGAAAGACAATACAGAGTTGCTTAATGATATTGTTAAGAGTATTCCAAGAGATGAATATAATGAGCTGGAACATGCTTGTGATGAAGCAATTGATTATAGAAAACATAATTATAATGGATATTCAGATGAGATATCAGAGCTGTTACAGGTGGTAAGAGAACTTGTATTAAAGCCAGATAGATTAGATGAGTTCATGGAATCAATAACAAATGCTGTAAATTCATTTGCCAATATAGATGCAATGGATAAAGAAACATTAGATAAGCTGGTTAATATTATTCCCGTTATGGAGAAATTTGATAGTAGAGATGTAGCAAAAGTCATTGTAAAAGAATTACATAATGATGATAAAGGTTTATCAGATGATGTATTGACAGTGGAAAAGACCGAAAAGACCGAATAA